ATTCTACCCGGCCCCAGAACTCCGCGTCTCGGCGTCTCAGGGCAACTTGCCCGCTAGCACCGATGCCTACTTCGGATACCAGACTACAACGACCGCCGGCGGATCTGTGTTTGCTCCATCCAACATCGATCTCTTGCGCCCACGTGGTGCGATCGTGGCCTCCATGTTCGGCACGGACGCTTCAACAGAGCGCTCGATCACTTTCACGCTCGATGATATATCGGGATCGCAGGGTAGCTGGATCAGTGGGTCGTTTACTAAGTTAACCCGACCGACCGCTGGTGGCGGTCAGTCGCTCACACGCGTCGACGGTCTAGTAGCCGGCGTCCTTGACGCAGGCTTCGACCGCTTCACGGTCCCCATGTACGGTGGATTCGATGGCACAGACATCACTGAGATGGACGCCTTCGCAAACCGCAATCTTAGTGGCGCCCCCACCGACAAAACGAATTATGTTTTTAACTCGATACGTCAGGCAATTGATTCGGTTGCAGATCCCGAAATGGTGGAAATGAACATGGCATCTATTCCCGGGCTTACGCAAGAGGGTCTCACCACCAATCTCGTACGCCTTTGTGAATCTCGTGCGGACGCCTTGGCCGTTATCGACCTCCCGGACGCATTCCAGCCCCGCGAGGAAGGCTCCGCCATCGACCGGCTTAACACTCAGAGCACAATCAATACCATCGTCAATGGGCTGCGTACGCGTAACCTCAATTCGTCGTATGGTTGTGCCTATTATCCCTGGCTTAGAGCCCGCGACACCATCAATGGCGCCTTTATTTGGGTACCCCCCTCTGTGGCTGCTATTGGTACCTTCTCGAGCTCACAGCGCAAGACACAGGTCTGGTTCGCACCAGCCGGTTTCAACCGCGGTGGGCTTACTGAGGGCTCTGCGGGTATCCCGGTGGTGGACGTTGCCCATCAGCTTCGCCGCAAGGACCGTGATGACCTGTACGCCTCGAATGTTAACCCCATTGCTAAGTTCCCCAACGAAGGCATTGTAATCTTCGGTCAGAAGACCCTCCAGGTTACTCCTTCCGCGTTGGACCGCATCAATGTACGTCGCCTGATGATCTTCGTTAAGAAGCGCATCTCGCAGATCGCGTCGCGGCTCCTCTTCGATCCCAATGTGCAGCAGACATGGTTGCGCTTTAAGGGTCAAGTGGATCCCTTCTTGGCTAACGTGAAGACAAACTTTGGTTTGTCGGATTATAAGGTGGTTCTCGACGAGACCACCACCACCCCGGACCTCGTAGATCAGAACATTATGTATGCGAAGATCTTCCTGAAGCCCACCCGTGCTATTGAATACATTGCGATTGATTTCAATATCACACGAACCGGAGCATCGTTTGATGATTAATCCATCAAGGTCCGGTTTGTTTTGGCGAATGAGACTAATTAAACTAGATATAGCAGGAGACTTATAACAATGCCATTTTGGACAAGCGCACTATCAGAGCCTAGGAGAGCACATCGCTTTCTACTTACGCTCCCCAATCTTGTTAGCACCGTAGAGGGCTATCAATATGAACAATATCTTGCTAAGCTGGCCGCAAAGCCATCGTACTCGATTACGGAAGTTTCCCATAAGTTCTTGGGTAACACTTACTACTACCCCGGCACAGTTGAGTGGCAGCCCATCGACGTTACTATTGTTAATGCTATCAATCCTGATGGCAACAAGCTCTTAATGGATGCTCTGACTAACTCTGGTTATCTCCTGCCTCCCGATCAGGAAGATGTGTTTACCAACCCTGCGCAGGCCCCCGGCACCATCAATAAGGATTCTTCGGTGAATGCTCTTGGGGATGCTGTTATCGAGGAACTCAACGGCCAGGGCGGCCTCATTGGCACCTGGATCCTTAAAAATTCCTTTCTTACAAAGGCCTCATTCGGCAATTTAGACTATGCTAGTGATGAAATCCTTAACATTGAGATGGGAATCAGGTATGATTGGGCTGAGTACACTGTCGGGCCTGCAGTTGCAGCTGCCGCCGGGAGCTAGTTAAACAGAAAGAAGGTGATTTGTGGCTAGAAGAAATAATAGGGACCGCTTGAAGGCCCCCACACAAGATACAACCACACCCGCAACCACAACAACGAACACAGACGACCTGTTTTCGTTTGTTAACCCCACAGAATTCGTGTCTTTGCCCAGCGAAGGTCGTTTTTACCCTGAAGGGCACCCGTTGCATAACGTGGACACAGTAGAAATTAAACATATGACGGCGAAGGAAGAAGATATCCTCACGTCAGAGACTTTGTTAAAAAAGGGGGTTGCCATTAATCGGATGGTTGCGTCCGTCCTGATTGATAAAAAGATAAAAGTTGAAGATTTACTTTTGGGGGATAAAAACGCAATTTTGATTGCCTCCAGAATTACTGGTTTTGGCCCGTTTTATGAGGTATCCACTAAGTGCCCCTCCTGTGCCAAAACCGAAGAAACAACTTATGATCTGCGCAACATCCAGGAGAAAGAGCTTCCTGAAACTCCCGAAGGAGTGGAGGTGCTGGACAATGGGTGTTTTGTCATAACCCTACCCACGGCAGATGTAAAGATGACTGTGCGGTTGCTCACCGCTCAGGATGAGGAATCCTTTCAGACCAATATCGAGAATAAAAAGAAGCTTAAAAAAGAGTCCACCGTTGTCACTGATTTGCTAAAAGCAATCATTGTCGCAGCCAATGAGCACACTGATCGTGATATTATAAATCAGTTTGTGGATGTCATCCCCCTCCGCGATGTAGCATATTTAAGAAAACAATATGACCAGGTTAAACCCGGCATGGACATTAATTTTGATTTTGAGTGTTCCACCTGTAGCTATGCCGGAAAGGTGGTGATGCCTATGACGGCAGAATTTTTTTGGCCTGGGCCCTAGATACCAAGAAGGAATGTATGAGGAGTTTTTTAACCTCAAACATCATGGCGGGTGGTCTTTCACTGAACTCTACAACCTTCCAATTGCATTGCGCCGCTGGTTCCTTACGCGGCTTACTAAAGAATTTGAGCGCGAGGTTGAAGAGGCTAAGAAGGTCTCCTCAAAAAGTTAAACACTTCTTTTCATTTAAAACTAGTTATATTTAAGGAGCGACGCCCTTATGACTACTATGAAAAAAGACACTATAAACTTAAATCAAAAAGAAGTTCCTCTAACCGAGAGAATACGTGCTTTTAATAAGTTTGCCGGTCAGACCCAGAAGGCCCTTCTCGACCTTTTTATGGGAGGTGTTGATATTCCCTTTCACATATCGGGAACACAGGGGCAGATAGACTCCTTTATGAAGGTGCTTTCTCGGGAGAAACGCTATATGGACTCATATCGGAGGAATGGTCTTAATGATCCGCGTACTCTTAATTCGCGTCACTCTCTGGCTGCTGCAGTCCAACGTTTTGAGGGCGAAACCGGTTTACGGTGGCCCTTTAAAAACTAAAGTAGGATTTTAAATGGCAGAACTTACTAACGAAACAGTCCAGCGACTTAATAAACTCCTTGCGCAATTGGCTAAAGAAAAAGCCAAAGAAAAAGGCCGCAAGACTAAGCCCACCAAGTCACCCGGCCAGAGCCCAGAAGAGATCGCTGAGGCAGAAGCGAAAGAGAAATCGTCCGAGGCGGAAAAGAAGAGAGCCCTTGAAGAAGAGAAGCGCGAGCTCCGACGGCGCAAAGCCCACGCACAGCGGATAAACGATGACGAGGAGTATGCTCGCCTAGGCCAAGAACAGGAAGCCAATAGAGCAGCTATCGAGCAAGCTGCTGTAGACCGTGATGTCGCCGCTAAGCGCCGCGAAGCTGCAGCGATTAAGCGCAAGGTTCGTACCACGAACCTCACGGATGCGGAAGTCGCGCGATTGAGAGAGCTAGAAGCGGCCCTCGATGAAGTAGCTGATGCAGCAGACCGCGCAGCAGCAGCCCAGGAGGACTACGATGATCAAGTCCGCGCTGGCACCCAGGCCGGCGAAGCATGGTTGAACACTGCGTTGAGTCCTTCCTCCGCCATGCTTAGGAAGCTCCAAAAGGGCCTCGTGATGGGTAAAGGTGGCATGATGGCCTTCGGTGCCTCCATAATGAAATCGGCAGCCAAGGGCGAGCTCTTTCTCAACATGGGCATTAAGCTCATGGACCTCTCGCTCGACATGCTTAAGGCCCAGATGGACTTCGCCCTGAAACAGGACGCCGCAATTGCATCTTTTCGTAAAGCCACCGGCGCCGGGAACGAATACAACGAAATGATTCTTGGCACCGAAAATCGTTTACGCCAAGCAGGGGTTGAAATAGAGGAATCCGTCGCTGCCTATCAAACACTCAAAAATGAAGTCGTGAGTTTTACATATTTAAGTAAAGAGCAGCAAAGTGCGTTGGCCGATACTAGTGCACTTCTTGCTGAAATGGGATTCAGCCTTTCTACACAGGCCGACATAACTCAAACTGCTATGGAAAGCATGAACATGTCAGTGGAGGAAAGCCAGCAGCTCTTGGTGGATATTGCCTCAACGGCCCGAACTCTTGGCGTGGATGTGGATAAAATGGGGCAAGAGTTTGTGGCCAATAAAGAATTTATTGTAGGATTTGGGAAAGACGGAGCTAAAGTATTCGAAGAAATGGCGGTTCAGGCCAAGTCTCTAGGGGTGGATCTGGGCACCTTGACGGGAGTGGTGGATAAGTTCACCACCTTTGACGAGGCCGGCAAATCAGTCGGGCGCCTCAACGCCATCCTCGGTGGCCCCTTCTTAAACTCTATTGATATGCTTAACGCTGCTATGGAAGATCCAGCCGAGACTGTAAACATGCTACGGGATGGTCTTGACCAGGCCGGCGCCTCAATGGAAGACATGGGCCGCGCCGAGAAAATGGCTTTTGCTAGCGCAATGGGAATGTCTATTGAGGATATGACCAACATGATGGGCAAATCCAACGAAGAACTGGAAATTCAAAGAATTGAACAGGAAGAGTTAGCAGAGCAGAGTAGACAAACCATGGCGATCACCGAACAACTGAAAAAAGCTTTCCAAGGATTTTATCTTCGAACACTACAATGGTATCAGAGCCTATTATAAAACTATTGGCATAAGACTTACCGACACTTAAAGCCTTTTGGGTTGCTAAATCCTCTACGATCTTGACCGGATCAGTTTCAAGAGAGTGCTCTTTAATTGCACTTGGAATTACTTCAAACGTTAGACCAAGCTGTTTTAATAATTTTTTTCTTCTGGGGCTTTGTGAAGCCAGGATTATTCTCATTCTGTAGGATATCGCCTTTGCAGTTAAAAGATAATTAAATAACTTCTGGTTCCGTTTCAAACTTAGAAAACGTTAAGGTTTATAAAAAAATAAATGGCAAAAAAGAATCGAAAGAATACCGACAATCATCCAATGTTTTTCTCATCGTTTAA